GGGCAAGACTACGCTAGTTCGTTCGGAGGCGTCGCCCTCTGCGGTGGTTATTGACTTCGACCGGATAGCGGCGGCCCTCGGTCATGAGGACGCCCCGCTCCATGATCCGTACGCGGTGGTTCGTCATATGACCCGCGAGGTGTGGCCCGCTCTTGTCGACTACGCGCTACGGCTCGCGGCTTACGGTGATGAGGTTTGGATCATTCAGGCGAACCCGTCGCCCGCTGACGTTGCGCGGTACGTGTCTGCCGGGGCTCGCGTCCATCGTTGCCGTGTCGACCCGGCGTTAGCCGTGGAGCGCGCGAAGCGTGAGCGGCCGTCTTGGGTGGTTGCGAACATTCAGAATTGGAAGTGGAAAGCGTGACAGTATCGGCCGCCGTTGTGCAGGACCGTCGTACGGCTTTGGAGGCGGTGCGGGCTAACCTCGCGTCTCGGTTGGACGCTTGCGAGGACCGGGAGGCGGCTAGCGTCGCTCGCCAGTTGCTCGCGGTCCTCGCGGAGATTGAGGCTCTACCCGTAGCGAAGGAAAGCGACCCGGTTAATGAACTTGCAGACAAGCGCGCTAAGCGGCGTGCAAAGGCCGCGACTGGAGAGCATACCGGCTAGGGTCTCGTCAGCTGGAAGCGAAGCGGTAGACCTCGCGGCTTCGGCCGGTCTTATGTTGGACGACTGGCAGGCGTACGCGCTTGACGCGATGCTCGGCGAGGATGCACGCGGCCGGTGGTCAGCCTTTGAGGTTTGCCTGATAGTCGCCCGGCAGAATGGTAAGTCCGCGCTACTGGAGGCGCGCCTCCTCGCGGAATTATTTTTGTTCGGCGACCCTAAGCGCGAGTCGCTAACTCTGTTCTCGGCGCACCAATTCAAGACGGCTAGCGAACACTTCCTCCGTGTCCGTTCCCTCATTGAGAACTCGGACCACTTGCGCCGACAAGTTAAGACGGTGCGCACCTCTCACGGTGAAGAGGGTATAGAACTACGCAACGGGAACCGGGCTAAATGGGTAGCGCGCTCGCGCACCTCGGGCCGTGGTTTCTCGGGTGACCTTATCCTCATGGATGAGGCGCAGGAACTCACCGCCCAAGACCTCGCCAGTCTGCTACCTACCCTCTCGGCTCGGCCTAACCCTCAGATACTTTACACCGGCACGGTGGACAATAAGGGCGAACAGTTCCGCGCGGTACGTGAGCGCGGTAAGGCGGGTAACTCGCCGTCCCTCTGTTATCTGGAGTGGAGCGCGCCAGAGGATACGCCGGATGAGGCGCTCGGCAATATCGACGTTTGGCGCACGGCTAATCCGGCACTAGGTATCCGTATCACGCCGGAGTTCGTAGAGCGCGAACTTGAGGCAATGCGGAATAACTTAGAGTCCTTCAAGCAAGAGCGGCTCTCCATATGGCCGCCTCTAGCGGCGGGCGCTTTCGCGGTTATTCCGGCGTCAGTGTGGCGTGACGCGCAAGACCCTCGCGGTGTCATCGTTGGCGCGCCTCGGTTCGCGGTGGACGCTTCGCCTGACTTGCGCTCGGCGTGTATCTCGGCGGCCGGTTTGCGGTCTGACGGCTCGGTACAAGTTGAGATAGTGGAGTATCGGGGCGGCGGTGACTGGGTTCCTGACCGGCTCGCTGAGTTGGTGCGCCGTCACGGCGGTAGTGTTGTGTGTTCGCCTCAAGGTCCGGTCTCGGCGTTGCTTCCCGCTATGGTGAAGGCGGGTATAGATCCGCGCTTGCTTACGAGTATGGAAGAGTCTCAGGCGTGCGCTATGTACTTGGACGCGCTCAACAATGGCAAGGTCAAACACTTGCCTAGTCCGGTGTTAGATGACGCGGCCCAAGGTGCGGCGCGTAAGTTCATTACGGACCGTTGGAAGTGGTCGCGGCGCGATACGGCCGTAGACATTAGTCCACTGAACGCGGCTACGTTCGCACATTGGAGCGCGGCCGCTGACCCGAACCGCTCGCCAGAATTGAACGTGTGGTAAACGGGAATAGCGGGCGAGTTATTCCCGTTTAGCGTCCGTCGAAGAGTTCAACTAGGGCAGTAGCGGCATCCGTTAGCGTCTTGTACGTGCCTAGGATGAAGTAGTCGGTAGTGAACTTGCGGCCGTCCTTGAACACTAGGCCGATGACTTCCCGACCGTTCGCGCGGATGACCTCTAGCCTCCACTCTCCGTTCTGGCCCTTTTGTGCGTAGACGTTCGTCCACTTGCCGTTTTCGGTCATCACGCGGAAGGTACGCGACGGTAGCGCGTAGGTGGTGCGTAGGTGTGGAGTCTTGTAGGTGTTCATTGTCTCGCCTCTCTCGGGTGGATGGGTTAGCGTCCGATGTGTGCAATGTTGGCGACTACGCCGCGCGTCTTGAGTCCTCGCTTAACGTGGCTAACGTAGCCGATACCGCCCTTTATCTGAACCTCAACGATGAGCAAGCCCTCGTCCGTGCGGGGTAGATAGTTCCACGACAACACGTAACGGGTGCTAGTTAGGTAAGCCTCTGCCTTAGTCAAGTCGGCAGGGTCTACAAGGTTTAGGGCTAGGTGTACGGTTACAACTTCGGTGAGCATTTTCTGTTCCTCTCGGTTGGTTCGTTCTCTTATGTCTTAAGTATCGGCAGATACTGGAGACGTGTCAAGTGTTTTTCCAAACTTTTTCTAAAAACTTTTTCGGGGGTGTGATGACGGTCTCTACAGTCCTTGATCTGGTAGGCGGTTCCGCTCTCGTTGTCGGTGTCGCTCTGCTTAGTGTTCCTGCCGCCCTTATCACTCTCGGGGTGCTTTGTCTTGTCGTTAGCTGGAGGTTAACCCGGTGAGTCTGTTCTTTCGTGGTTCGCCTCCCGCCGCTGAATCTCGCGGCCTCGGGGACTCCATCTTCCAGTTGGTGCCGTCGCGTATCTCGGCGGCGGGCACGGCCGTAGACCCGTCCTCGGCGTCTACCGTTGTCGCTTTCTCTACGGGTGTTAACTTGCTCGCGTCTCTTGTCGCGTCTATCCCGTTGGACTTGTACTCGTCGCGTGGTGGTGACCGTAAACAGTTGCCGCTTACACCGTTCCTCACTGACCCGTCCGGTGCCGGGTATGGTCTCGGCGACTGGCTCCACCAAATGATGGATGAAGCCGGGTATCGGGGTAACGCGGTCGGGCATGTAGTCGCGCGTGACTCTCTCGGCTACGCTACCCAAGTTGTATGGGTGCCAGTCCAGACCGTTATGACTCGTCGTGATAACGCGGGCGCGGTCGCGTGGACTATTGGCGGTAACCCGGTTCCGGCTCAAGATATTGTCCACTTGCGTAGGTTCCCGAAGCCGGGCGCGGTGTTTGGTCGGTCGCCGATTGAGCAACACGCGAACACGCTAGGTATTCATCTTGCCGCGTCTATGTATGCGTCTAACTATTACGGTGACGGCGCTCACCCGACCGCTATCCTAAAAACGGATCAAGCCGTTAATCAGGATCAAGCGAAAGCGATTAAAGAACGGTTTATGGATGCGCTACGCAATACGCGCGCGCCAGTCGTTCTCGGTGCGGGTGTTACGTTTGAGCGAGTTCAGGACTCTCCAGCTGACGCGATGCTCTTGGAGCAACTTAAGTATTCGGCGGCTGACGCGGCGCGTATCGTCGGTGTGGGTATTCCTGAACTGCTCGGGCTTTCTATGGGCGATAGCGGAACGTATAAGAACCGTGAGCAAGTCGCTAACGACCTATTGGCGTACACGCTTGACCCTTGGCTAGTGAAGATTGAGAACCTAATCTCTAGTCTTTTGCCGCGTCCGCACTCGGTGAAGTTCAACCGGGGCGCGCTACTACGCACGGATCTAGTCCAGCGTTACACGGCTTACCGTATGGCTCTCGGTCCTACGGCGGCGTTTAGCACTGTTAACGAAGTTCGCGCGCTTGAGGATATGCCGCCCGTCGAATGGGGCGACTCAGAACCTGTAACGGGCGCTCAACCTGTAGACCCGGCCTCGGGCGCGGCCGCCGATGAACCAAAGGCAGACAATGGCAAACAATAAAGATATGCGCGAGAGTCGCGGAGCGGCTCACGGTCTAGAACTCCGTGAGGCGTCGGACGGCTCGGGGTACACGCTTAGCGGTTATGCTTCGGTGTTTAATACGCCCTATTCGGTTAACGACGCGCTCGGCACGTACTCGGAGACTATCCGCTCGGGTGCGTTCACGAAAGCCCTACGCGAGCAAGACGATACGCGCCTCTTGATTAACCATGACGGTCTACCGTTGGCGCGTACAAAGTCGGGCACGTTGCGCTTGACTCAGGATGCGGTAGGGCTTCGCGTGGAGGCTGACCTAGACCCGAC